AGTGGATATTCGTGAGCATAATGGAAAAAAATATTCTCAAGTGCTTACACCTGCTAATGCAGAGCGTGATATAACACTAAACTTTGCACTATATGCTCCTACACGTGAGGTATGGCTGCAGAAGTATATGGCATTCATTCGTTTCCTAAAAGCAGGTGAGAATGGTTGGCTAACAATAATCTTTCGAGAACTCAACCTTACCCTTAAAGTATTCTATCTTGATAGCACGTCCTATCGTTCTCTTACCTACCTTTGGCAGGAGGGTGTTCAGGCAAGTAGTTTCAAGGTGAAGTTCAGAGAACCAAATCCAATTTTATAACAAGATTCTAACACTATTTAAATATGCTTCTAACACTGCTTGATAGTAACAGACAAGTAAAAGCTACATTCGAACCATCAGAAAGTAGCACACAGGATAAGGAAATTCAAGGTGACAATCTTTTGAAACTTTCCTTTACATTGCATGAGTGCATCTCCATAGACGTGAATGATTATCTCGACTATGAAGGTGAACGTTATTGGGCTACTGAAAAATATGTCCCATCCCAGAAGAGTACTATGGAGTGGGAATATAGTTTTCAGATGAAAGGCATAGAGAGCCTTATTACTCGTTTCCTGGTCCTCAATAATACTGATGGCGAGAATGAAGCTGTGTTTTCCCTGACGGCTCGACCAATTGACCACATGCGTCTCATAGTTAAGAATATCAACGAGGGTATGGATGGGCTCACAAATTTTAAGGTTGGTATTGTTGAGGGAACGGAGAACATTACGATAGAATACACTGGTAAGTATTGTAATGATGGACTGAAGGAACTTGCTGATGCAGTACATACTGAATGGTGGTTTGATGGGCAGACAGTGAACTTATGTCGATGTGAACATGGTGAGGAACTTACCTTAGGTTATGATAAAGGACTTGTGTCTCTTGATCGTGATATGGCGGATGGTGCTAAGTTCTATACAAGACTATTCCCTATAGGAAGTTCACGCAATATTGACAGTACAAAGTATGGGCACAGTCGTTTAATGTTACCTAACGGTGAAAAGTATGTCGATGTGAATGTTGAGAAATACGGTATTATTCATCATTATGAGCAAACAGCCTTTGCAAATATTTATCCTCGTCGTGTTGGCGTAGTGAGTAGTGTACGTCAGAAAGAAGTAAAAGACAATGATGGCAAGCCATTTACCATCTACTATTTCAAAGACTCAGAGCTGAATTTCGACCCTAATAAGTATGAAATTGCAAACTTGGTAAAGCGTGTTTCATTTCAAGAAGGAAGTGAACTCGCAGGCTTAGGAACTGATACAGACCATTATTTTGAAGTAAATTACAATAGCGAGACAAAAGAGTTTGAAATTATCACGATATGGCCATATAATGACGGAACACAATTACCTGGAGGAGTGCTGGTGCCAAAAATCGGTGATAAGTATATCCTATGGAACCTGCGAATGCCAGACGAATATTATTCATTGGCTGAGCAGGAACTGCGTGAAGCTGTAGAGAAGTATAATCAGAAAAATGCCCTTGATGTATCTCGCTATAAAGCACCGACAGATCATGTATGGATAGAAGACAATCGTGTTGACTTATTTGTTGGACGTCGTGTTCGCTTAGAGAGTTCTGAATATTTTCCTAAGACTGGTTATCGGAAAAGTCGTATTACTCGTATCAGTCGAGAACTGAACCTACCAGGAAAGATGGATATTGAAATCAGTGATGCACTCTCTACAAGCGTGATGACAAAGGTAAGTGAATCTATAACTGAGGTGAGGAACTACACTGGAGCCTTAGTTGGTGCATTGAATGTTCCAGACTTAATACAAAGTGGAGATACAACTAAACCTGCAGATACGAATATCTACAGTGCTCGTCGTACTCATAAAGAGTTCCTATCCAAGACAGCTGAAGATGTCGCTACGAAGCTTATAACTTTCCTTGAAGGTATAGGTCTTGGAGTGAATGGGCAATTCTCAATCACTGCTGATGGTGTAGCACTACTTTCACGCATACTAATTGGTAACTTTGTCAAAGGGGCATCAGGCGCAGGTATATATGCAGATGAGCAAGGCAACTATCATATTGAAGGTGATTACCTACACGTTCGCAAGCAGTTGAAAGCTGAAGAGGTTGAGATTATGAAGTCATCTCATATCAATGGCAAAATTATCAACTCCCCAGGTAGCTTCACTATATCCAAGGTTGAGAAGATCGAGGGCGGTTGGCGGTGCTACTTTACCCAGCAAGATGGTGATGGACGTATGGTCAGCAACACGATGGGTATGGACGATTATGCGTATTGTGAGACATTCAATTTAGTCAATCAGCAAGGTAAGATGTCAAATCATTATTGGCATCGACGTGTATTCGGGCTCGGTACTGATTATGTGGACATCTGTGGTAATACAAACGCTGACGATTACGCAAGTGGTAGCGATGAGCCTAAGGTAGGCGATGAAGTGTCAACATTGGGTAATAAGACAAATCCAGCACGCCAGCACGCAATTATTCAGGCAGCAGCAGGGACAGGCTCACCTTACTTTCGTATGTATGTGGGCATTAATTCGTTCTCACTGCCAAAACCAAAGATTCAAATGAGTCCGACTGAAGGCTCTTGGTGGATGGTTACAGACGAACATGGAAACGATATGCCGATGGAGGAGTACATCGCCTCTTTGAAATCACAACTTAACGCTGTGCAGGATCAGGCTGACAAGCAAATTGTAATATGGTTCGGTGATGCTGTGCCAACAGCCTCAACAGAGCCTGCCAGTGAGTGGATGGACGAATCTACAAAGGAGATGCACCTGCATGACATCTATTATAATAGAAGTTACGCAGAGACAGGTGGCGGTCGGGCGTATTCATTCGAAAAGAATCCTGATAACACATACGCTTGGAAAGAAATAACCGATGCAGACGTATTGAAATCTCTCGAAGCTGCACAGAGAGCGCAGGATACAGCTGATGGTAAGCGTAGGATGTTCGTGCGTGAGCAGCCTGTACCGCCTTATGACAAAGGTGATCAATGGTCGAATGCTACCCATGAGGACAAGTATCAGAATGATTTACTTGTTTGTGTGAAGTCACGTGGTAAGGATGATGAATTTGATATAGACGATTGGGTATCAGCACAGCAATATACAACGAAGCAGTTTGAGTCCTCATTGAATGTTGCTGATAAGCGAATAGATGCTGTTATAAGTGACTTTTCAAGTGGGTTAGAACGTGTTGGTTTTCATCTTGATGGGGAAAATAGTACCTTCGATGTAGTTGCCGACCGTTTCCGTGTTGTAACAACAACAGGGGTAGTGTCGTTCTTTACCAGTGAAGGAAAGCTGAATACTGATTTCCTGGATGCAAAGCAGATAGTCACAGATGGCTTGCGGGCTGGTAATATTGATGCAAAGAATGCAAGAATATGGAATATCGTAGTGGAAGGTGATAGTTCTTTTAAAGGCAATCTTGATGGTGTAAGCGGATCATTCCAAACATTAACTTGTTTCAATAAGAATGGCGAACAATCTGGTAGAATTACTTTTTTTGAAGATAGTGTTGGTCTTAATATTGAGGGTGATATTTATCTTGTCAAACCAAGAACAAGATTGTCTAAAAGATTTGTAAATACTCTATATGCAGACAATTTAGTTACACTCGGAAGTTTTAGTCATTTTCGTAAGACTGTTGCAGTAGTTACCAATGAGACTATGATCGTATATCAGGCAGGAAAAGAAGTAGAACATTCTATTAAACTGGAAAAATCTCCTTTATCACGTGATCGAGAAACGTATTTAATTCCTTTATGCTGGGGTTTGCCACATCTTGAAACTCCAAAAGATGTAATAAATGGTGTGGTTGCAATAGACGTTGTGGTCTTTAACTGTGACAGAGACTTTTCTTATAGTTTTAGCAACCTTGGAGGTGGAAAGGAGTGGACTGTGATAAATGGGAACGATAAGCAATCAATCTATGTTAATGATATTAGTGGTTTATACCGTCTTGAAGGAGGTGTTACATGTAAGTATGTCTATGTAGATCCTCGATGGATAAGACCACACGATGGAAATCAACTTGCTCCAGGCGTGTTTCGTTCTGGTAGCGCAGACTTGAATTGGACATGAAGCGAATTTGCATACATATTACAGAGGCGCACAGAGCCAAAGATAACCGCTTTGCGCAAGTCACTGTTCAAAGAATTGAAGATTCTACAGGCGAGAATTTTACATCTGCTCACCCGAAGTTACTACAAGACATTATCTGTCATGCGCTATCTCTTGCACATGGTGTGGAGATAGAAGGCAACAGAGGCTTTACTTATACGTTTCCATTTAATCTTAGTTAAACATGACGAAAGAAATAGAACGATTATATATCGAAACTAAGCGTACAGGCGGTCGTCTGACTGCTGACGAATTTAACAAGTTGCCTGAAAAGGTCAACGAACTCATTGATGCACATAACACCGAAGAAGAGCGTGTAAAGAAGGTCGTATCAAAGAACCGTCCATCACTTGGACAGCTCTCCAACGTAAGTGTTGAGGTGGATTCTCTTACGTCTGAAACCTGCGTGTTGGTGTGGAATGGTGATCAGTGGGTATCAATGAAGCTATCAGAACTCGGTGTCGGGCAAGGTGGCGGCG